ATTTATCTGTAGAGCAATTAAGATTAGTAAGCAAGATTGCCAAGTATCAGAAGCAAAGCAATGATCTTAAAGATGCTTTTGAAGATGCCAATATATTACAGCAACAATATCTACAAGCATTAAAGACATCACTTAGCAATGATGAAACTACAAAAGCAATGGAAAATTCAAAGGCAAGCTAATGGAGTTAGATGGCACTATTATATGGAATGTAGTGTTAACACTTATTATTATGCCATGTGCCTGGGCTTTTAATAAAATGTTTGCAGAAGTTAAACGTCTTCAAATACTTTTAAATAAAACTAGAGAAGAGTATGCTTCAAAAGAAGACTTGCGTGACACCTCAGCTAGAGTAATGGACACATTACATAGGCTAGAAGATAAGTTAGATAAGGTGCTAACAAATGGTAGTCGCTGAGGTTCTTACAGGAATAGCATTAGTCAAGAAATCCGTAGACTTTATTAAAGAAAATATCGGAACAGTAAATGATATAAAAGACATTGCTGGTCAAATAGATGGTTTCTTTAAAGGTGAATCGGAGATGAATAAGAAAAGTGGTGGTATTGGTATTAAAGAACAATTTGGCATTGAAAGTACAGCCTCTGATTTTATTGATAGGAAATTGTTAGAAGAAAAACGTCAAGAACTTAAGAATATGATTAACTTGAGATTTGGCCCTACAACTTGGGATCAGATCATAGCTGAAAGAGCAAACAGAATAAGTGAAGCTAAAGAAGCTGTACGTCTTAAGAAAGTAGAAGCTAGGCAACAACAGAAAGAAATTTTAGATTCATTCCAAACAATGGGTATTGTATTTTGTGTAATAGCTGTTCTTGCATTAGCAGTAATTGTTGCATTTAAAACTTATGCTAAAGATTATACAAGGCAGCAAAAGATTAATCGTGGCGATATAGTTCCACCAACAATGACTAAATGCAGATTAAAAAAACAAAAAGTATATAAAGATAAAATAGCTTGTATATACCAAGGTGCAAACAAAACATTTGAATTATCTTTTCAAGATATAAGAATAGGTTGTGTAAGAAACTTTTATTGTATTTTAAATCCAAATGGCAAAGAACCTAGTATTGATAAAGTCATGGAAAGTTTAAGGAGCATTGCAAAATGATACAGTTATTAGGCCCTATAGCTAATATAGCTACAACTTGGCTTGAGGGTAGACAAGAGAAAGCCAAAGCTAAACAACAGTTAGAAGTTGCCAAAGTACAGGCACAAGTAAAACGTGTAGAACAAGATGGATCATGGGAAGAGAAAGCCATGGACGCATCTGACAACAGCTGGAAAGATGAAGCATGGACTATTACTTTCATACTGTTAATAATTGCCTGTTTTATACCAGCACTCCAACCATATATATCTGAAGGATTTAAGTTTCTAAGAGAAGATTGCCCTGAGTGGTTAAGCTATGGCATTCTTGCATCTATTGCAGCTTCTTTTGGATTAAAATCTATAGCAAAGTTAAAGAAATGAAATCTTTTTATTTTAAAGCCTTCAAAGTATTAAATAATATGTCTAATTATTTTTATAGAAAATATGTTAATGGAGTAAGACGTGAAAGATAATTTTCCTAAATGTATTGAAATGGTCTTGCATCATGAAGGTGGTTATGTTGATCACCCAAAAGACCCTGGGGGTGCTACAAATTTTGGTATAACAAAAAAAGTCTATGAAGTATATTTGGGTAGATCATGTACTAAAGATGAAGTAAAAGATATGCCAATGGAAGCTGTGTTAGATATATATAAACGTAAGTACTGGAATAAAGTAAGAGGCGATGATTTACCAAGTGGGTTAGATTGGGCAGTATTTGATTTTGCAGTAAATGCTGGCGTATCTAGATCAGCTAAAACATTACAAGGATTTCTAGGCACACCTATAGATGGTATTATAGGGTCAGGAACATTACAAGCTATAAAAGATTATCCTACAACTTTAAAAGGTGTGATAGAAGTATTTACTGCCCAAAGATCGTCTTTTTATAGAACCCTTAAAAACTATGATACGTTTGGTAAAGGTTGGGATAAGAGGTGTTATGAAACAAGAGTATCAGCTCTAGAAATGTTAGAGAGTACCTAAGCTGCTCCTGACACCTATCTGATTTGATGGTTTTTGTTTATGAATTACACCCTCATCAGGATCACGATGAGTTATATCCTCAAACATACCTTCTTCTGGTTTAGATGCTTTTGCAGTTTCTTCGAATATTCTTTTTAATTCATAGTTACGTGAGTGATTTCTGCAATCATGACATTTAGTTGGCTTTACTCTTAGGTTTCTTACTTTCCTTAGATTACAACCACAGTCTATGCATACTTCATAATTTTGCATATTAATTCCCTTTCTTTGGATTATAAACTCTTAGTCTTTGTATATCTGTTATTTCATCATCACTTACTAATATACCAAATGTTTCCATAAAGTTGTCTTTTAATTTAAGTCTGTATTCATCTTCACTGTTAGCATCTATATTATTGCCACCAAATATTATTGTTACTGTACTGGTATATTCTTGCATTGTTAATCTCTTTTATAATCTTTAAGTTGTAACACATTGTTTTTATTAGGTTTATTTACTTCTGTTTGTATTTCTATCAAATTAGGAGTGCCGACTAAAAGTGATAAAGTGACAACTGTAGGCACTCCAGAGATATTAAAACTATAATCAAAGTGTTGTATTGGATAATGTATATTATCACTACTTTGAATAGACTCTAAAATCTTTCTAATTTCCAAGGCAATACTTGCTGGAGATTCATATTCCATAGTATTGCCTCAGAATAAATTGCATTAGCTAGCAATTTTTAGTTTAGTACGTGATGACTTAAAAAGTTCTTTGACCTCTTCTTGTGCCTTAGAACCCATGCTGTTGAATTTAGATGTATTCAATGACCATACCTCATTCAATTCTTTTTTGTCTTTGACATCTGTCAATGCAGTTTTGAATGCTTGCACAGCTTCAAGATCTTTGTCAATAATTTTGTCAATCATATCACCCATAGGTAGATCTTCACCAGCATATACATTGATGCCAAGGCCATGATAAGCAAGACATTTAGTAAGACCACGTTGAAATGCATTGTTGATTTCTGTAGCATCAGGAATACGTCCAACCTTTTCTTTGTTGAATCGTGTAGTTTTCTCTGAATTGATAGCAGTCATCTTGTTGTCCATAACTGGATATATCTCCATTATGTCAACTGTATCAATTTTGACAGATACTTTCACAAACGTATTGCCTTTGTAGTCACGCATGAATGGTAAAACATTGTGTTGATTGTCTACAAATGTATGCTTGGTAAATGTTGCAGTAGGAAATTCTTGCTTCACTGCTGCCCATGCATGAGTCCATGATACATAGTTTAGTCCATTCTTCTTTTCAATGTAACTTGATACGTCGATCTTTGATAGAACTTCCCATACCGATTTAGCTGAGGTTTTAGTTGCCATCTTTACTTCCCTTCTTTGGTTGATGTTTAAGTGTTACAGTATTGGATTTGCTTCTAGTGACAACAACTTTGTCGCCTTCTAGATTGCCTGACAGATCCAATACCATTTTACGACAGTTGTCAGGCAAATAGTGTTTGATAGATATCTTAGCCGTCTCTGCTATTTTATTGGCTTTGTTGGCTTCGATAATGTCCTGTGCATGAAGATTCATCTCTGACTGCATCTGACGATCCCAGCATTCCAAATCTTTCATGTTGATACTAATTTGATCTGTCCAGTCAACAGGTGGTAGCACCTTGAACTCATCAGGCATATCATTGTTTTGATACCAATTCCAAAACATTTTACATTGTTCCAGATATTCTTTGAGCCAAGCATCGTCTCTGTTAACTCTTCTGTATTCAAAACGACAATGAACACCGAAGAATACAGCTAGATAGCAATGATCAGCTGCTCTAGTGTGCATATGATGCTGACATTGTGCTTCATATAGGTCACATAGATCGTCCATAGGAATAAATCCCCAATGAGTTTTAGCTTCTATTGGATTCCCATCAGAAGCAATAGCATCATATGTTGAGTGTATAGGAACACCTTCATAGTCTACAGTTCTGCCTTGTCCAACTGATCCTACCTTTAGCTTTGTGTTTTTGCCAAAAGCATCAAGAACAAAAGATTCAAGATGATTACCAGCATCAAACATGAATTGTAGCTGTTTGGATATAAGTGGCTCAGACTCACCTTTCTTCTCTGATATAAGTTTAGCCCATGATTTGAAATCTCCACTAGCAATAATCTTAGCTTCTGATGAACCGATAAAATTTTTTCTTTCATTAAGCTGCTGTTGAGTTAGTGCCATGATTCTTACCCTCCTGATATTGTTGTTTTAATCTGATTTCTAACCAATCCTCCTGTGCATGAGGACTGTTTCTCCCTTGCCAAGAAAGTTTACATACTTCCATGAAAAGTTCCATATTAAATCTACTGTTTCTTGATTTGGCTTTGACTGTTTTTGCAAACTGATCCATGTCTTGTGGATAGATCATAGGAGCAATTTCTTTAGCAAACCAAATAAGATCTTTACGACTGAACATTTGTGACATTTTTACCTCCTAATTTTTTATTTGAATATATTGGCTTTCATGTGTAATACTTCCGTACATGAATACTAAAGAAGAACAATGGATTGCTGATTTAGTTGGTCAGTTTACCCATCGTCGATATGAACTGAAGATTTCACAGAATGAACTTGACCATAGAATTGGTTGTGCAACAGGATTAGTTGCTAAGTGGGAAACTGGGAACAGAAAGCCAACAGCATTTAATTTGTATTGTTGGGCTGAGGCCCTAAAATGTAAAATAAATGTGGAGGCGATCAATGATAATATGTGGAATTGACCCAGGATTATCAGGTGGTATAGCTTTTTTTCAGAATACAGATTATCATCTTTATGCTGAGAAAGTACCAACCTATACACTAAAAACAAAGACTAAGACTAAAAGATTCTTAGATCTATGGCAAGTTATGACAATTATTAATGATCATGACCCTGACCATGTATTTATAGAAAAACAACAAGCTATGCCAAATCAGGGACTAGTTAGCACATTTGCAACTGGTTTAGGCTATGGAGCTTATCTTGGATTACTTGTTGCTTCAGGTTATAGTTATACAGAAGTACAAGCAAGAATCTGGAAAAAAGATCTTAACTGTACTTCTGACAAAGACCAATCAAGAGATATGGCCTCTAAGTTAATGCCCCAAGGACAACATTTCTGGACTAAGAAAAACCAAGATGGTGTTGCTGAAGCCAGTCTAATTGCCTATTGGGGTTTGAAAAAGTCTATCGAAAGATGTGTAGATGTATGATGTGAGGGCATAGCAACCAACGTATACTTAATGACAGCTTATATGGCCTTTTAATGCTTGTTACCTTTCGGCTGCCCTCACAAACTCTATACCTCTTCTAAAAACCTGATAGGGTCAAACTCAGCACCATTCTCAAATGCTTTGATGATCTTTTCCATGACTAGCTTCTTGCCGTCAGTAGGTTGCAGATCGCATTTGATCTTGTTAGCAAGTAACCTTAGTTGGGTTATCTTGTATTTGTTGAGCCATTCTTCTGTTGGTTGGAACCAATTTTTGGCAATAGATAAGTTGTATATCTCTTTGTTTGCCTTGAATGTTTGTGACCTATCCATACAGCTAATAACTGCTTTACGTAAGATAGCAGCAAGTTCATGTTCTTGCTTACGGATAAAAAACATAAGACTATTGCATTTATGTTCTTTAGTATAATCAGACATTTCTTGCCAAAGAGTAGTAAAGTAGTCAAATGTATCTCCAGTTCTTTCATATTTGATATTGGTATAGTGTTCAACAGTATCATTCATGTGTTTGTCATCATGATATTGTGGTGTAATTGCATTACAAGCCAAGGCAAGTGTAAAGTGTGAACCACTTGATTGTACCCAAGACTGATACTTAATCCTGTCACCTTCCCATAATTCTTTCCTTAGATAGTGATAAAACATATCATTAGTAAGATCTAGTTGGGGATTAGACATATCAGCTAGTGTTAGATCTGGTATCTCACCATTCTCAATAGCTGCAAGTTCTTTCTTGGACATATCAATTTTGCTTCTGTATTTGTAAACATAGAATATACCTTTGATTGGTATTGCCATGATAACAACATCAAGATCTTTTCTACTTAGTTCTTGGCTTTTAATCTCATGTTCATAGACTTGATCTTTGTTCTTGAGTAAACCCTTAACTTCTTGTGGATAAGTATCAATAACTACACATTCTCTGTATATTTTTTTGTAATACTTTTGCTTTTCTTCAATGAACTGGACAGCAAGAGGCATATATTGTGCCATGTTTGCAACATATTGTGCATCTGTAAAAAGATCACCATCAAAATCAATAGACTTGAATAGCTTGTGTTTCTCAGGAATGATTACTTCTGATCTAAGTATTCTTACCTGACCAATCATTCTCTGTAGATCATCATAGTCAAAATGACCATTACAATCATCATACAATCTATCCATAGTATCTTGATTTACATTGGTAAATAACTGAGCAATGCCAATACCAAACTCATTGTTACGAAATGCAGCTTTAACCTTGTCAGATAAATCAGCAAAGGCAACACGTTGTTTGACCCATTTACTTGTCTGACCCCAGTTAACTGCCAAAGCATCGTATGTCATCTCACCATCAGCCATTACTTTACTGATTGCTTCTGATTCATCTAGTGGGTGCATACCCTCACGTAACATATTTGCCATGACACCAACTTCTGTTTCATTGTCATCAATAACTTTGCATGGAATCATCTCAGTAGAGTTTTTACCATGTATTTTCATCAAGGCTTCATAACGTCTGTTACCATCAATAACGATATAACCGACACCATTTTTCTTTACTACCAAATTGTGTAGTAGATCCCTGGACTTTATTGAGGCGATAAGAGTATCAAGATTGTTTGCCTTGACTGTTCTTACGTTCTGTGGATTTGGTTTTAGTTGATTTAATGCTATTTGCATATTACACTCCTTTTGTGTAGTGTTAGCGTAGGGGGGAGGTTTTTTCGTAACAGTTCCTTCAGCCCCCCTACAAATTATATAGCCTTAGTTGGCTTAGACTGATTAAGCAATCCGTGTATAAGACTCTGTAGATCCCTTTGAACAGGCTTGATATGCTTGATATCTGTACTGCTCATACCAATTTTAGCTGGTTCTAGCTCTTGATAACTTTGAAAGTCATTGATCTTATTGTCTTTACAAAAGTCTTTAATAGACTTTATTGCTTTTTGAGATAACTTACTAGCATCTGAATCACTTAGATACACATACTTCTCAGCTACCTTTTCTATCTTGATTTCATTGTCATAAAATGCACCAATAAAGTCAAGAATCTTACGTGCATTACCTTTTACTATATAGGTTTGCTCATCAATTTTTAGTTTAAAATGCATCATTATTTATCCTCCATGATTTTGTCTGTGATGTATTTAGATGTGAATGCAACAGCTAGCCACAAGGGAGCTGCAACAACTGACACAACAAGTGTTGGGTTAACACCGATTGCCAATAAAGCAATAAGTACAAATATTGTTGAACAAATATGTACTGTGCAAAACCAACCAAGCCAGTTTGCTTTTCTTGATATTGGTTTGATTGTTTTGATTTTTTCCCACATTAGGCTACGATCCTTCCATTTAGATTAGCTTGTTTTGCATATTCATTTATTGTTGATTTGGCTTTCCAATGTATATCTCTTTCAATACCCAAAGCACCACCAAGTAATTTGACATTTTGTAACTCATCATGATGTACATATCCTAGTTCTGGGTAACCATGACCCATATCACAAAGACCAAACATCATACCTTCTTCGTCCATTTCAGTTATGAGCCAAGTTGCAGACCCTACTGGACTGAACAGCTTGACTATCGGTGCAAAATCAATCTCTCCTTTGTCTGCGTTTTGTGCCTTGACGTTTGCATGGTAATTTGCGATCAACTGTTTTTTCAATGACTGTGTTAGTAATTGCATTTTGTAACTCCCTGAGTTTCTGATTAGTTTCAATAAGTAATGTATCTCTTTCATATAGTTTCCATTGTAAATGGCCTATATGATTGTTTGCATCAACAAGAGCAGCTGTTCTCTGTGTTAGTTTAGTTTCTAACTCTTCGTAGCTTTGTTCTTCTTGTAGCTGTTCTTGCCAGTCTTTAGACATAAGCCCTCCTTTTCATAGTTAATAAGATATTGTAAATAAGTTTTGGCTTTTTCTAAATCTTCAATTCCATTCTTCTGTTTATACCTAAGAATGTATTTAATTATATTGCCTTGTAAGTATGATAAATTATTCTGTGTTATAAACTCTACTGGTTCTATTTTAAATTGTTCGTAATGTTGTGGCGATATCATTTTTTTCTCCAGTAAAATAGGGAGAGCCTAAGGGTTTATATGTACAAAGCTCTCCCAATCCGTCTATTGATCCGTGTAGGACTTAGAACGGAATCTCATCGTCAACTGTTTCGTCTACCTTGGGGGATTTATTATTACCCTTGGCAGATGTTGAGTCAACTGCTTTTGAGTTGATGAGCCTGAAAGTAGAAGACACACCAGCTAGTTTGATTTTGAAAGCAGTCATTTTCTGACCATCTTTCTCATAGGACTCAACGATTGGAAAACCCTGTACAAATACTGTAGTACCAGCTTGTACATACTTTTCTATGACGTTGGACACAAGACCTTTTCCGTTCTTGCCGTCCCAAGCCTCACATCTATACCAATGAGTATTTTCTACTTTCTCACCAGCATTGTTTGTGTAGCCTTCGTTGACTGCAATAGAGAAGTTAGCAACCTTAGTGCCATTGACTTCTTTTATTTCAGGTAGTTGTCCAATGTTACCTGATACCATGATTTGAGCAATGTTCATCTGTTTCTCCTTTACGTTAAGATGATTGTTAAATCAGAACCTGTTTAGATTCTAATGCCAATAGCCCTTGGCTTTTTAGACCAAAGGCTAAAGGACTTGACTAGTAAGAGGATTAGGGGCATCACCTCTAAGTTGTACATACCATCTTGTCGACCAGACTGTACATCATTATCAAGATTATTTGGGGGGAACATTAACCCATCTAACCTTGAATCCTTTCCTTATTGGCTTTTCATACCCTATTGTCTTCTTGAGTATAAAAAGAACTATTGAGATAATTGCACCACCAAGAATAGCTGCCATCATACCAGCAAAAGTACCAGCAAACATAACTATCAAGGCGATTGAGGCTCCAATGTCTACTGCAATATCAAAACATAGAACCTTTTTCATATCGAGTTTGGCTAACATAAAGAGTATAGCTACAGCTGATGCGACACCAGCTATCAAATAGAATAACATTTGAACCTCCTTTTTTATTTAAATTCACTTTGGCTTTCTGAGGCGATAAAGAGTGAAAAATGGTTGGGATTAGCTTTGTTGTTCCCTCTATGCTCTGACTTAGGGAGATCAAAGAGGGAACGTCTTTGAAAGATTTTAGAGGGTCGATCCCTCTAAATAATCTTTACTAGGCTTTTTATATATTCTCTTGAAGAGTGGAATAAGATCATACTGTATTATATGCATAACACCTCCGACTCCAGACAAGACTGTAACGAATAAAAGTAAAAAGAAGGCTATAGGAAAGAAAGCCAAGATTGATAAGTTTATAAAAAATAGTTTCATAATATGCTCCAATTAATAGTTGGGTGTAAGGGAGGTATCTACCAATTACAGGATTGACCTCACACCCAGGGGATTAGTTACTCAAGATCTTCTGGCATCTCCAATATGCCATCTTGATTGCTGATATCCAGCATAAGCTCATCATGCTTAGATGAGATAGGATAGACCTTAGATCGGTCAGATTGTAAGTCATCATATACATCACGACTGTTGACAAGAGTATCAAGTGTCATCTTCTCATTACGTTTCTGCATACGCTTGACCTTGGCAAACTCATGAAGCTGAGTGTATTTGCCGAAGCTGATACCAGTCTGACCTTGAATGATAGGTCTGAAGTTGTTCAGCAATGTCTTGAATGCATGATTGATAGATGCATACTGCTTACGCATTTGATCTAGCTTGGCATCATGATCTTCTAGCTTGTTGCCTGTTATCTCAATGCCAACATCTTGACGAACCAAGACCTGACGTTGACGTTGCATCTTCTCTGCTTGTTCAAGAACTGAATCTCTCATCTTCTCAAACATACGAGGTAGCTGATCTTGTAGCTTGGCTTTGACAATAACCTCATCACCATCTTCAAACATCTCAGCAAGTGCCAATGCACGTTTGACAAACTCTTGCTCCCATTCTACGTCGTATGATGACTTGGGTTTGAATGCCTTGGCAACATTGTCAAGTTGCTCTGCTGTCATAGCATCAAGCTCTTGCTTTGCCTTGTTCTGATCTGGTGTACGATTCTCATACTGCCATTCTGCAAGTGCAATGTTAGCTTGTGTCAGATGTGGCATATTCAATCTCTTACGCATCTGATCTGATTTCTCTTTTGATATATTTATATATTGTACCATTGTAATGTTCCTTTCATGGTAGTTAAGGGGATATATAATTATACCCCCTGTAATATTGGCTTTCTTAGTTGCCCATGTCATACTTGATTGTTAGTAATTCATGAGCCCTTTGCTCATCACCAGCTTCAATAGCTTTTTGTATATCCCAATCTAATTGGCTAGATGGCATAGGATCTGACCTGAATGGCAACCTGAACTCAGGTGGATCAAGTAGATCAACTGTTGAAGTATTTTGATATGACACCATATTATCTAAAATCTCTAGATCACTTGGTTGGCTTTTATTAAATAGATTGAGCTGTTTCATTGTAACATTCCTTTCAACTAACTCCTCCTACGGAATTGTAGGATTACGATGGACACGGCTTATCGGAAAGGTTCTGTCAATTACCGAAGTGGAAGAAAATCGTCTTTGTCGACGACCACTTAGGAGGAGCTATTTTCTGGGAACGTAGCCGTCAGGACTCCAACTTGTTGGAGGGTGATTTACAGGTTCTCGGGAGATAGGCCCAACTGGAGGTTATCATATAATTTCCGTAGTAGTAGTCGTCGACGATTAGTCGACTCATTATGTTTGGGCTACCCTTTTATAAAGGGTTGATATAATGAAGCCACGGCTTTTGTTAATACGATCATATCCACAAGGCTATGAAAAGAACGAGATGTAACATAGGGAATCTTACGTAGTGAGATGAGTGGAGTGGAATCTTGTTCTAAGTATTATCAAAAACGGACTGGAGTTATATTCTAGCCCAGATCGTTACCCGAATGGGCCGACACAACTTAGTGTCGGTGAGGTTAGGAGTTCACTCCTTAGCGAATAGAGCTGGATAAAGCTACTAATAACAATGACTTATAAATGTGAATTGACAGACATATTACTAGTATGGTTATACTCTCGTAGAGAAACTAAAAGAGCTGCCTTATGAAAGCAAATAACGAACAACAAGAACGATACAGTAGATCAATAGTTCCGATGGAAGACATACAGAAGAACAGCCAAGTACTCTTACCTAATCATACACAAGTAACTGAAGCACAAGCTGAATTAGTACACGCAATGTTGCATGATGGTTGCAACCCAACAGAAGGTGCAAAGAGGTTGGGTAGGAATAAAGCATGGGCTTACAAAACCATTGCAAAACAACACGTTGTGGAATATAGACAACAAATAGCAATGAGTTGTTTAGGTTGGGACGCAACACAAGCATTGGCAACTATGAGAGATCTGTTGAATGCTAAGTCATCTCATGTACGATTGGAAGCAAGTAGAGATCTGATGGATCGTGCTGGTCTGAGAGTAGATGCACCTAGACAGAGCAATACTTCTGTAAATATAAACTTCAATGTTGACTGAGGGGCCCCACGGCATACACGTCACTATAGACATACGGCTTGAAATTATAGATGCTGACACTATAACAGGTAAACCACACTCATGATATAATGTGAAAAGACAAATACTAAAAAATAATTTTATATAAATAAAGCCAAAAACACAAGGAGATAAATATGGGTGGAAGTTCAAGTGATTCAGGAGGATCAAGCAATCTTGAAAGCCTAAGGTCAAGAGATAGAGCAATGGCAGAGGCAACCAATCGTGCCAAAGCAGAACAGGAAGCTAAATCAAGACAAAGCAGTTTTGATGATTATCAGCAACAACGTAGTGCAGCTTCTCAGGGTATAGATGTAATGATAAGTCCTCAGAAAGCTAAGACAGTTAGAGAAAATGCAGGTCTTGCTATGATGCTAGATGAAAGGGCTAAGACATCTCAAATAAAAGTTCCCATTCCTACATTGGGTACAGTTGCTATGGGTACTATTAGTTCTATTAGTTCAAAGCAACAAGCAAGGGCATTAAGGTCAGGTGGAATACCAGTTTATGATAGTAGTTCTTCTATGTTTGATGCTGATAAAGATTATAGAGGGGTTGTAAAAGATGGTCGTTTTTCAGGTGATCCTTCTTTTAGTCCTATAGGTAGAAGTGAGGGTGTAACGAGAACTGAGTCAGGATCTTATTCTGTTTCTGCTAAGTCTGATGATGGTGGCAATGACAGTCCTACAGAAGAGATAATATCTCCATCTCCAAAAGACATGACAACACCGAAGCCAAAAGCTCCATCTATATCTACTGCATCAAGAAGAGCATTGATATCAGGTGCTGGTGGTGGTGCATTAAGAAGAAATCTTTTATGAAACTAGACTACAAACCCCCAGGGGCAGTAGCAAAAGCATTTATGAAAGATGGTTCTTTTGTACGTGGTATAAGAGGGCCAGTCGGAAGTGGGAAATCTGTTACTTGTTGTATGGAAATAATGAGGAGATCAGTTGCCCAACAGCCCAATGATCAAGGTGTAAGAAAGAGTCGTTGGGTTATTATTAGAAACACAAATCCACAACTTAAAACTACAACTATCAAAACATGGAGAGATTGGTTTGACGATAGTTTGGGTCGTTTTGTGTGGTCACCACCATATACACATAATGTATGTTTTGCTCTTGGAGATAAGACTACAGTAGAGCTAGAGGTAATATTTTTAGCTTTGGACAAGACTGAAGATGTAAAAAAGCTATTATCTTTAGAGTTAACTGGTGTTTGGGTAAATGAAGCTAGAGAGATAAATAAAAATATAATAGATGCTTGCACTATGCGTGTAGGTAGATATCCATCAATGAGGGAGGGTGGCCCATCTTGGTATGGTGTTATTATGGATACTAATGCTCCAAGTGAAGATCACTGGTGGGGAATTGTAGCTGGTGAAGTACCAATACCTGAGTACATGACACAAGAAGAAAAGCTGCTTATGGTCAAGCCTGACGATTGGAATTTCTTTTCACAACCATCTGCTATGTTTGAGAAAAAAGATGTACATGGCAATTTATCAGGATATGAAGCTAATTTACAATCTGAGAACAGGGTAAACTTACAAAATGAATATTATGACAAGATAATTTTGGGTAAAGCTCCTTCTTGGGTAAAAGTATATGTATTAAATGAATACCAAGCCTTATTAGATGGTAAGCCAGTTTATCCTACATTCAGAAGAGATACTCATGTTTCTAATGAGCCATTAGTGCCATCAGAAACCAGCGATGTAATTGTTGGCATTGACTTTGGTAGATCCCCATCAGCTGTCTTTTGTCAGCAGTTGCATTCTGGAAAATGGATTATATTCCATGAGATAATTGGCAAAGACATGGGTGCTATAAGATTTGCAGATATATTGAAAAAAGAAATATCTAAAAACCAATGGGATAAGCACACATATAAATTTATTGGTGACCCAGCTGGTAATCAAATGGCACAGACTTCTGAGCATACACCATTTATGATGTTGCGAGCATCAGGGATTAATGCTTATCCAGCACCTACAAATGATATATCTATAAGAGTAGAGGCAGTTGAATCTGTAATAAATAGAATGACAGATGGTTTTCCATCTCTTACAGTTAGCCCTACTTGCACTAATTTGATATCAGGGTTTGAGGGTGGTTATCAATTTAAGAGAATGTACTATATGGGATCAGAAAGATATGAAGAAAGACCTGATAAAAACAGATTTTCACATTGCCATGATGCATTACAATATGCTTTCTTAGGAGGAGGTGAGGGTCGAAAGGTAATGTTAGGTGGTCAAAGAGCAGCTACTGCGACTGTTGTTGAAAGAACAAGTAATCCGTTTGATAGAATGAAACGAAGAAATAATAAAAATAGTAGATTTGGAAGGCAAATGGCTAGATGAAGTGGATAATTTGCTTTTGTGATAGTAAAAATATAGGTTTATGGAAGCTATTTACCAAATATCGTGCTGGATTTACTCATGTTTATGCTGTTAGATACGATCCTGAGTTAGAATTGTGGCAAAAAGTAGAAATTACTACAAATGGTTTTGATTTTCAGAGTTTAAAAGGTGAAAAAGCTACAGAATTAGTGTTAAATATGCATTTATGCAACACTTGTGTAGAGGTAGATGTAAAGGATTATCCTATTTACATACCAAGATTGTTTTATTGTGTTAGTTTTATAAAGCATCTGTGCAATGTTCGTAAGTTTTGGATCTGGACACCTTATCAGTTGTATTGTGAATTGCTAAAAAGAAAAGGTTCAATAATATTTGAATCAAAAGATTTATTGGAGTCATCAAATGGGTAGTCTATTTTCAACACCAAGAGTTGCACCTGATCCTGAATTAGCCAAGCAAAAAGCAGAACAAGAACGAATTAACAAAGAAGCTGCTGCTGATCAGAAGTTTCAACGTGAAGAAAAGGTAAGAAAGTTAGCAAGTAATAAAATTGGACAAAAATCTCTACAAGACGAAGATGTAGAAGGTTTTACTGGATATAGACGTAATCTTACCAAGTCTAAAACTATGGGAGGAAGCTACAATGCGTAGTGAATATGGTGGAGATTCAGGCAAAGCACCAGCTGGTGGTCAATCTGGAGATCGTGCCGAATACCAAAAAGTAATGAATCGATTCAAAAAAGCCAAAGGTAGATGGCAGAATTGGTCTGATATATGGGAAGAGATATATGATTATGTATTACCACATAGAGAAAGTTTTTTCGGTGAGTATGCTGGTCAAAGACGAACTGAGAATATTTATGATGAAACAGCAGTAACTGGACTCCCTAGATTTGCCTCAAGACTTCAGCTTGGCTTTTTTCCTCCAAATGGTCGAGCATTTAAACTAGCCCCAGGCCCTGAGTACCCAGCAGAGAGCATCAACTCTCAGCTATTGAAAGAACTTGATGATATTACGGAACTACTACATGAAGGGCTAAGAAATAGTAATTTCAATTCCGAGTTTCATGAAGGTCTTCAAGATTTAGGTATAGGTACGATGAATATGCTTGTTGAATCAGGACGTTTTACAGGCGATCTCCATTTTACTGCTGTACCACCAAATAACGTGGCACTTTTATCAGGTGCTATGGATCAAGTGACTGATTGGTTTCGATGGAATTACGACTGTGAAATTACAGATGTAAAGCATAGATATCCTGATGCAAAGTTTAGTAAGGACATGGAGCTTGTACAACAAAGAGATCCACATAGAAAGACTAGAATAATTGAAGCAACTATGTTTGATAGTGATGATAAATTTAAAGATGAATATACTTATTTTCTTTTATCAGAAACAGACAACCATATTTTACAAAAGACTAAGTTAAAAGGCAAAGGATCACTACCTTGGTTGACAACAAGATGGTCTAAAAGTGGTATGGAAGTTTGGGGAAGAGGCCCAGTATTACAAGCTATGCCAGCAATTAAAACTTTAAACCTAACTGTGCAGCTTATTCTTGAGAATGCAGAAATGGCAATAGGTGGTGCATATGTATATGATGATGATGGTGTATTCAATCCTGATAATATTACAATACAGCCTGGGACATTTATACCAAGAAGCCCAGGGAGTTCATTAGAATCTTTACAAAGCCCAGCACGTTTTGATGTTGGTCAATTAATATTGGAGGATATGAGAAGAAATGTCAGGAAGGCTATGTATATTGATGAACTCGATTCAAGAGCAAATGCGAAGACACCATTGTCAGCAACAGAAGTTTCAGAAAGGCTTGCTGACGTGGCAAGAGATATGGGAGCAGTCGCAGGGAGAATGCAGAAAGAATTTTTGCACCCATTGGTTGAAAGGATCGTACATATATATTCAGAGCAAGGTATCTTGGATATACCGAAAGTTGATGGTAGGGAAATAAGAATAGTACCAGTATCACCATTGCTAAGGGCTCAAGATCAACAAGATGTTGCTGATTTTGTCAGATTTCAACAAACTATAGCTGGAACATTTGGGCCTGACATAACACCAGCATTGTATAATCAAGAAAAAGTAATACAATATTTAGCATCAAAGTTTGGTGTTAAAGAAGAACTATTGGCTAGTAGAGATGAAGTACAAGGGAACATTGACATGGCATTACAACTAATGCAACAACAACGAGGACAATAATGAAAAAGGAAAAAGTCAATGCATCTATCGATAGTCGAAGCTACACTACTGAAGTTGAAGCTGATCTTAATAATAAAGCCTATGCTCTTTTTGGTTCAGGGATTGGCAAGTTGTTCCTTCAATATTTGGAGAATCTCACAACGGGCAACATTCATGGGGCAGGCGTACCAATCGAAAGTCTTGCTCACTTTGAAGGTCAGAGGTGGGTAGTTGCACTAATAAAACATAGAACAGAACTTGGGAGAAGAAATGGCGATACCAACTAATCCAGCACTATATGCAAAAGCCAAAGCTATTGTAAAAAAAAGAGTTGCTAAATGGCCATCGGCATATGCCTCAGGGCAGTTAGTTATTCAATATAAGAAAATGGGTGGTGGTTATAAAGGTGGCAAAAAGACATGAGTCTTAAGAAGTGGTTTGGTGAAAAGTGGGTTGATATATCCACAAAGAAAGATGGTAAGCACCCAAAGTGTGGAAGAACTATGGGAGATGGTAGAAAATATCCCAAATGTGTACCATCATCTAAAGCTGCACGAATGACAGTAGCTGAAAAACGAAAAGCCACCACAAGAAAAAGGAAGACAAACCCTGAAGGTGGTGGTAAAAAACCAACTTATGCAAGGACGTAACAAATGGCAAAGACACCAGCATGGCAACGTAAAGAAGGGAAAAACCCAAGTGGAGGACTCAATGCCAAAGGTAGAGCAAGTTTACGTCGTCAGGGGAAGAATATCAAACGTCCTGTTTCTGCGAAAGAAGCTAAGAAAAGCCCAAAAGCAGCTGCAAGACGTAAATCATTTTGTAAAAGAATGATGGGAATGAAAAAGAAATTGACTAGTAAGAAAACGGCTAATGATCCAAATAGTCGTATTAATAAAGCACTAAGAAAGTGGGACTGCTAAATAAGGAGATAATATGTCTGATGAACAAACAACTCAAGAAAGCAATGAAAGCACCGATACAGAAGTCCAAAGCACCATTGCAAACGACACAGGTGAACAAAACGAAGTCGAACAAAAAGACTCAACAGAAAGACCTGAATGGCTTGATGCTAAGTTTGAAACACCTGAGCAGTTGGCAAACAGTTATAATCAACTACAGCAAAAGTTTCATAGCCGTCGTGATGAAATTAAAGCAGAGCTTGTGGACGAACTTAATGAAGAGGCTTCCAAAGAAGTTCCAGTAACACCAGCTGATTACAAGCTAGAGGTACAAGATGAAGAAGGTAATAATTTAGACGTACCTGAAGATGACACTATGTTAAATTGGTTTAGAGATAAGGCACATAATATGGCTTTATCACAAGATGAATTTAGTGATTTTGTTTCTGAGTATATGACAATGCAAGCACAAAGTGGGCCTGATTGGAATGTAGAATCAGAAACTCTTGGTGAACACGCTGACAGAAGACTGGAAAGAATAGATGCCTGGGCAAATTCAGTATTAGCTGAACCTGATTACAATACGTTTGCAAGTATTCCAGCATCAGCTGGTATGGTTAAGTTCTTTGAATCCATCATGGAATTGAATGGTCAGCCTAAGTTTAATATGACATCTACTACTGAGTTTCAAGAAGCAGTTACTAAAGAAGACTTACAAGCTGCACAAAGAGATGAAAAGTATTGGAAAAATGGTGGAGATCCAGTTCATATTGCAAAAGTAAGAGCTATGGCAGATCAACTAGCAAGGAAACGTGCATGAGAACAATAAAAAAACCTAAGACTATGGGTGTAAACAAAGTTAGTCAAAAAAAATCTGTGAAAGAACTTGAGTTAGATTTACAGCAATTAATGGCAGAAGAACAACAAGGTGTTGGTGGTGTTGGCAATGCTGAAAGAATAAATGAATTAAAAAGAGCTATTCGTAAACTTAAGTAAAAATTTAGTAATGTGAATAGTCAAAGATTTAATTTTCTGAAACATTGTAATTACTAGAAGGCTCGTAGAACTACTTAGAGGCCCAATATTGGAATAACTTCAAGGTAGTAGTGAAGCGAATAACCAGAATAGTATAATTTTTAACTTATAACGGAGGCTATAATGGCTGTTAATACCATAAGCACTTCCTTTATTGAGGAGTTTGAATCAGGGGTACACGTTGCGTACCAAAGAATGGGTTCAAAACTTAGGAATACTGTTCGAACTAGAAATGGTGTAAAGAACAAAACAACATTCCAAAAAATCGGTAAAGGTTTTGCTACTACAAAAGCAAGGCATGGTAACGTCGCACCTATGAATCTTGCACACACTAACGTAAATGTAACAGTTGAGGATTATTTTGCTGGAGAATGGGTCGATGATCTAGATCAGTTAAGAATAAACCACGACGAAATGCAAGTTGCACAACAATCAGGTGCATATGCTTTAGGTAGAAAGACAGATGACCTAATATTAGGTGCTATGACTGGAACATCTTCTGCACATGACGAAACTTCTAACGGCATAACTTTAACATGGGCTTTAGAGCTTATGGAAAAGTTTGGCAACAATAATGTCCCTGATGATGGTCAGAGATATGCTGTTGTTGGCTGGGAGCAGTGGTCGCAACTGATGGCTATTGATCAATTCTCAAGAGCAGAATATGTTGGTGAAGCAGATCTTCCTTTCCCTAATGGCGTAACTGCTAAAAGATGGTTAGGATTCATGTGGTTTGCACATGGTGGTCTTACTGAACTAAACGGATCAGGTGCAGCTGGAACTACTCATAGAGAGTGTTTTGCTTACCATAGAGATGCCGTTGCTCATGCAATCGGTACGGATATAACTTCAAATATGCAATATCACAACGATAAGGACAGCTACTTTGTATTAAATAAAATGCAACAGAACGCAGTCTTAATCGATGGTGAAGGTGTATTTGAAATGGAACTAAAGAAATAGGAGGTAGACATGGCGTTAGTACAAGCAGACTTAAGTTTAGTTTCCTATGCTGGTAATGGGTTCCATATCTGGAATTACAAATCTACTGGTGATGCTCTTAACACAATAGATGCTGCTGGATATTTCAATGCATTAGTCAACGAAATGAATGTTGGCGATGTTATATTCATCAATGCATCTAATGGTTTTGGTATTACAACTGTGGTATCTAATGATGGATCAGCAATCGATACTGCTGATATTGTTAGCATGACCTCGGATAGTAGATAATGGCTAAGAAACCAACAAAAACTAAGGAGGTGGCTGTAAAGGCCACTTCCTCTCATACTGTAGAAACCTCAAATGGTACAGTTTATACTGTTAGATTTGGGGATAAAGTTAAATTAGGGAGTAAAGTTGATGCCAAAAGCTAGTGATGGAAAAAACTTTCCATATACAAAAGAGGGTCTTGTCCAACTTAAAGCATACAACGAAAGACTAAAGAAAAAGCCAAAGACAATGGGTAAAGAAAAGAATGGCAATGGTGAAAGTATGCTAACTGCCAATCAGAAGAAATTACCTGAAGATCTAAAGAAAAAAATAATTGCTAAGAAAAAGGAGTCAGCATAATGAAAAAAAAGGGTAAAGGCAAAGGTGGCAGAGGTTACTAATGAAGTATTCTAATGATCCACAAACTTCTTATATGGAAAAAAAGAATACAATGAATTACTTCAGTAAGAAGAAAAATAAAAGTTTTGGTGAAATGTCTGCTCCTGAAAGAGTTGGTAATTTAATAGTAGGCGTAGCACATGGTTCTTTTTTAGAATTTCAAAAATCTAAGAATATTAGAACTATGGGAAAAAATTTATACAAAACTAGACCAAAGAAAAATAAAGTATTCTTTGATAAAGGTAAAGTATTCTAAATGCCACAAACAGCTAAGACGGATATTGAAGTAGCACAAAGAGCTATGGTTATGGTGGGAATGGAACCACTCTCATCATTTACCGAGGGTACTGATGAAGCCTTAGTTATGAATACAAGTTATGAAGATATAGTTGAAGATTGTTTGGCACAGAATAATTGGAACTTTGCTTCTGGTCAAAAAGTATTATCAAGACAAGCTGATGCTCCAGTCGCAAGATGGTCGGCAGCTTATGTTCTACCTACAGAGCCTTCAGTTATACAAGTACAAACTGTCACAATAGCTGATGCAGTACAGCAATATGATATATATGAAAGATTTATATATCTTAATGCTAACGAAGATGATGAAGTAGTTTTAAACTACATATTTCGAGTTGATACACAGTTTTGGCCACCAGCATTTACTTTATGGGTTATATATCGCCTTGCATCTATTTTGGCTTTAGCAGTAACGAGAAAAGGTGATATAGCTAGATCATACAGTCAATTAGCTGAAGTTCAGTTTAGAAGAGCTAAAGCTAGAGATGCACAGCAAGTAACTACACAACAAGTTGCTCTCAGCAGATTTCATAAAATAAGACTTGGATCTGGTATTTATGCAAAGATCGAAGGAGAATCAACGAGTTGAATGAATGGCATTATTAAGACAGTTTACTACAAATTTTTCATCAGGGGAGTTATCCCCTCTTTTGTCATCTAGAGTCGATGCAGCTGCTTATGCAAATGGGGCTTTTAGGCTTCGTAACGTAAGGTTAAAGGCTCAGGGGGGTTGCACTAGGCGACCTGGGCTTAGATACCTTCAGACGCTTGCAAATGAGGCTTATCAGACGGAAGCATACGTATTTGATGAAAATGAAGCATATATATTACTATTTAGTAATACAAAACTTAGAATTGTAGATATTTCAGATCCAACAACATTATTACAGACTATTACAGGTTGTCCTTGGCAAACATCACAAATTGGATCATTAGTTGTTTCGCAAAGTGGTGATACTATGTTTGTTACTCACCCTGATATGCCCATGCAACAAATAGAAAGAACAAGTGCCACAAACTTTACAAGAACGGCATTTGACTTTGATGTTTCATCAGGATTAAAATTCCAACCATATTTCAAGTTTGCAGCTGGTAGTGTGACTATTACACCTAGTGGAACAAGTGGATCTGTTACACTTACGGCAAGTGCTACTGCTTTTACCTCAGCATATAATGGACTTTATCTTAGATTAGTAGATGATGCACTTACAGTACGTCATGCTTTGATAACAGGTTATACAAGTGGAACAGTTGTTACTGCTACTTTATCAGGAGCAATAGCGAATACCAATGCAATAACTACTTGGGCTGAACCAGTATTTAGTTCTGTCAGGGGTTTTGCTAGAGCAGTTACTTTACATGATCAACGATTAATATTTGGGGGGAGCAGAGATTTACCTAACTTCTTGTTTATGTCTAAGATTGCAGAATTTACAAACTTTGATGTAGGAACAGCACAAGATGATGAATCTATCCAAATACAAATCGCAGAAGCACAGGTGTCAGAGATTAAGGCTTTGCAATCATTTCGATTTCTTACAATCTTTACTTCTGAGCAAGAACTCTTTGTGCCTACAAGTGAGAACAAACCTCTTACACCATCGACAATCACAGTTAAAAAACAAACTAGCTATGGATCAGGATCAGTTCAACCACAAGAGTTTGATGGTGCAATAGTATTTTTAACTAAATCCAAAGGTGCAATCAGAGAATTTATTTTTTCAGATATATCACAAGCCTATAACTCAGACTCAATTACTTTGTTATCGGAACATATTATAGGGACTCCATCGGCTATTGAGGCTCAAAGAGAATCAGCTGATCAGATGGAGGGATATCTTTACCTATTAAATACAGATGGTCATATGCCAGTATTTATGTCTATTAGAAAAGAAAAGGTACAAGGCTGGGTTAGGTACGATACAACTGGTAATTTTAAAAACATAGTTAATGTAAATAGACAGATATATACAGTAGTCGAAAGAACAATAAATAGTTCTACAGTTACAACATTAGAATTGTTTTCCAATAGCTTTCATTTAGATATGGCATCACAGCAAACTGGTAGTGCTACCACAACATGGACTGTTTCACATTTACCCAACACAGAAGTCCAAGTGAAGTCAGGTAATTTTAGTTTAGGTACATTTACTACAAATGGTAGTGGTCAACTTACACTTAATGATGCTGTAACATCAGTTGAAATAGGGCTTGGCTATACTCCTGAAATAACGACACTTCCTCCTGAAATGCAATTACCAGATGGTATAAGTGTTGGGCAAAAACGTAGGGTTGTTAGAGCAGTTCTAGATTTAGTATCTACTCTTAATGTGAAAGCTGGTGGTACTAGGATTCTGTTAAGATCTGTCACAGATGATTTTTCTTTAGATCCAACTGCTCTTACGCAACGTAAAGAAGTTTATTTGTTAGGTTGGTCAAAAGAGGGTAGAGTAACTGTAACACAAGAAGAGCCATTACCAATGACGTTGAATGGAATATTATTAGAGGTTGAAGTATAATGGGTGCTGCTGGATATGCTATAAGTGCTGTAATGTCATTAGCTGCTGCAAGGCAAGCTCAAAAAGCCTATGCAAATGATGCACAAGCTGCAATGGAACAAGCTGAAGTTGCTAAGATACAAGCTGATCAAGAAGCAATCAATAGAACAGCACAATTAAATGCACAACTAGCTAGAATATCTGCAAGTCAATCAGGTGGTGGTGTATCTATAGGAACTAGTGGTAGTTTCCAAGCACTAAAGAAAAATGAAGTTAAATTAGCAAATGCTGATATATCTGCAATAAAGTTTATGGGTTTACAAAATAGACGTAAGTTTCAACTTGATGCCAAGTCTAAGAAACTTAAAGGTAAAGCAGCAGTTATAACAGGTGTATCAAATGCAGCTTCGGCTGGATCTAAAGCATACTATGCAAACAAGACTGGATAAGCATAATGGCAATTAAAAGAACAATTACACGACAATATGGTGTTAGACCAGTACAGATGGATACATCATCTGGAGCATTGGCTTTAGCACAGGCAAGTCAGAATGTAGCTAATACCATATCTAACGTGACTAAATTTGTTGATGATAATCAATTCCAAGAGGCAGTTCTAAAAGCTGAGATAGCTGGTAGACAAGTTGGATCACAAACAATTCAAGATAAAAATGGTAATACTATACCTAAACCACTTGATCAAAATACATTAAATTCTTTTACTGCTGATATTTATAACAAAGCCAATATTAGAAAAGCCCAGGAGTATTATAAAAAAGAAGCAATTAATAGCTATGGATTAGCATTACAGAATCATGCAGTTGCTGAAGCTGATATGGCATTAGCTAAAAATGGTGGCAAGATTAATGACAAAGGCAAGTTAATTGTTGATGACTTTAAAGATAAATATATAGATGGAATTAAAGGATCAATCGCACCACAAGTATTTGATATTATTAGTCCAGCATTAAGTAAGATATGGGGTCAAGCATCTAGAAAAGCATCTGCTATACAAATAAAAGAAGTTAGAGAAACTCAATTGTTTGAAGCTACAAAATATTCTGAACAACTTTTAGCTATGGAAACTAACCTCATAACTAATGGCACAGCCGATGAGCAAGAATATGAGTTTATAGAAAGAGAAAAAGCAAGAGTATTCTCCATAATAGATGATAATGCATCGTCAAAACAAAAGTCAAAACAATTTCAGTTAGCATACAACCAATCTTTACAACAAAATGTTTCTTCTAATGCAGTAGATCTAGCGTATGAAGCTGGTGTTTCTATACCTGATTTATTGGTTATGGCATTTGATACTGGTAAGACATTCGCAAATGATCCTAATATTGATGGCATTAAGATACAAAAGGTTATGGAATCTAAAATTGCTTTCTATGACAAGCTAGATACAGAAAATAGAGAAAAAATGAGAATGGACTCATCAGATTTGTTTTCTACATTAGGATTAAAGATTCTTCTTAATGAAACTGTTTCTGAAAATGACATTTCTAAAATGCTTTTACCTGACCAATTAAGGTTTCAAAAATTAAGAGCAGCACAGTTAAAATTATCTACTACACAAGATGTAAAAGATTTTAATGATAATATTTCTAATAGATTATTAGCACTATCTTTTGGAGATATTAAACCAGCAAAGCCAACTGATGAAAATATTGAGGTTGATGGTATTGGTAGTTTCGATACACCAGCACAGTTAAAAAAACGTGCAATAGTAAATGAAATGAACGAATTAGTTAGGCTAATTGGTCATAAAGATACAACAGTATCTGTACGAAGCAATATATACAAAACACTTCAAAAGGTTCATCAAGCTAATCTTGCAATGACAAAAGATGCTTTTAGAGCCAATATGGAAAAAATGTTTACAGGAAGTGGTGGTGTTGTAGCCCAAGATCCAAGCACACTTCTTAGTTTTGATTATATACAAGCATTAAAGAGCAAAGGTTTTATCGGCCCTGATAAAAAAGTAAATGCTTATACAGAAGAAGATTGGGTAAAAAGAGTTTCTACTTATGCTAAAGATTGGCAAAAGGCTATTAAGAAAACACATATGCTATCACAAGTCGGATCTTTTATAAATAATGGTGTTGTTTTACCTAAAGAACATAAAGTTGCTTTAGAAGAAATAATTGGCAAAACTATCAATGTTAATGGTCAAGTTATGCCACATGATATTTTTAGTGATAATGAAGATGTTAGAGAAAAAAGTATAGAATCTCTAACAAAACACGCAATAGCATATAAATACATACCACAATATGCAAAAAATGTTTTTGAAAGTATACAAACATTAGAAGGTGATGCATTTAATCATGCTAAACGTCTTTATGAATCAATAAAAAGTGCTTTTATGAAAGATACTCCAAGTAATGATTCTTTCTTTCAACAAATTGCTGGTGATAATGTGTCTGGTGTAAATATACAGATGATGGAATCAGCAATGTTTTATAGAGATTCGAAAACATTTTTAAATGTTAATTCGCCAAAATCAGCTAACAGAAATCTTTCAGACATATATCCCAATAGTACTTTATTTGGAGGCACAGCCAAGTCTGAAGCAGAAGTATTTGATCTAGCTGCCAAAGAAGTGTTTGATACTATAGATGATAATTGGTTTGTTAGATTTTTTAGTAATGGTGTAGGTGGTCAACCATATGAAAGTAAGGTTGTAGATAAATTCTTTGCCCAAAGTGGTGTAAATAATATGGAAGAGGCCATATTCAAAGAACCACTTTTAAAATCAGAAATGATGAAATATGTAAAATACCAAATAGCACAAGGTTCAGTAACAGCTGATGAAAAGGGTTTAAAAGTAGCTATCAAACACGCATTATATAAATTCTCTGGTAACATGAGTTTACAAGAAGATCGTAATGGTAAAATTTATCTGACAAGGGGTGTTGATATAGTTAAAGCATCACAATCAAATGTCCCAGATGGTATGGGTTTTTTGGTTACTAAAGACATTATTAATGCAGATGTATTAAGTAAATATAAACAGACTTTTTCTGTCGAAGGTGCTGATCCACAACTTAAAGAAGCTATTGAAAATGGTAAGTTTCTTTACATAAGCAATAATAACAGAGTAGGTAATCCCACTTATAGAGTTGTTGCTGAAACTGAAGATAGTCGAATGATAACAATAGCTGATGGATATTCTTTTAATTATGAAGGATCACAACTTCAATCAGACTATACAGAAGCAAAACAAAAAATATCTAATGGTGGTGTAAGATCTGTGTTTGGCTACTTCGATTTTATGTCACAGAATAATATTAAGGCAGTAATGGAATCTATTGATTCTAATAAAGATTACACTAAAGGTTTAGCAAGTTTATTTGCTGGTTATAATAATATGGCTAATACTCTTGGTTTAAAATCTATTTCATTACCTTCAGTAAGTAATTATCTTGCAAGTGATCTAGGTAAAAAAGAGGTACAAGAGTTTTTTGACAACTACAGATTGATAAGGTTTGATCTTAGATGATTGAAACACCACAATATACAGCAATAAAAAATAGTATATTATCTGACTACGACAATATGGAAGCACCAGATATTGCTACAGCTAATGATGTCTATAAAAGTCCATTAGTTGCTCCTGAAGAATATACTTTTGGAGAATCATTTGAAGCTGGGTTTCGTCAATATGCACCAGCCCAGGCTATAATGAGATTGTTTGAAAACTTAGATTTCCAAGATGATCCAAGTTATGATCCATTAAAAGATGAACAAATACCTGAAGGATATTCATATCGTTTTTTAAATAGTGCAAGTGAGCATGAAACAGCTGTACGTCTAGAAAGATTAGATGCTGACTTAGCTGATATGGATATAGTAGAAAATGGTAATCTTCTTGCAGTAGGTTTAGGTGGACTTGTTTCTCCACTTACTTTAGCCCCAGTAGGTACATTTAAAACTCTGTCACAAACAAGTTTCCTCAAAAGGTTTGTTGGTAGTGCTGCCTTTACCTCTGCAATCTATGCACCTGAAGAACTATTGATAGCATCACAAAACGAAGGTAGAGGTGAAATAGGACAAACTCTTGTACCATTAGTAGGTGCAGCTTTAATTGGTGGCACAGTTGGTGGTATATTTGGAAGACGTATTACAGCTAATATGAATCCAGCAGAAGAGTTTGCACAAGATGGTGAGCAGACAATATTTAGAAGCGTTGGAGCAGCTGGTAATAATCCCAATAACTTGAGAGCATCTTTAGAAGCTGAGGGTTTAGCAGAAACAGGTATTAATCTAGAAAAACTAAAATGGAATCCAGTTACAAGACTTACACAAAGTGCTGTACTTGGTTCACGAAAGATTGCATCACAGTTAGTGGATATGGGTGGTGTTATCCAAAAGAAAGTACAGGGTGGTAAAGTTACTGGAGAAGCACAAGACCAATCTGTAGAAACGCAATTCAGAACAAATTATCTTAGTTCATTGTTAGATGCTATTAGAGCAAGTGATACAGCATATCTTGCATTTAGAGGAGTAGAAGCAAAGTCTGGAGATATTGGTAGATCATTGCAAATGTTATCACAGAAAGGTAGGGATTTTATTAAAAGAAATTCTACATTATCTGAATTTGGTTTTCGTGAAAGAGTTACCAAAGCAATGAGAAATGGTGATGTAGATCTAATAACAGATTCAGCAACACAGTTTGTTAATCAAGCAGCTACTGCTTATCGTAAACATTTAAACATGATCAAACAACAAGCTGAAGATGTAAAATTATTTGAGATTGATTTAGCTAAGAAAATCAAAGGGTTAGAACAAAAGGTTGCTGACGGATTAGCTGATGCTAGTGAATTAGTAAAAGCCAAAAATTTATTGAACAAAATCAGGTCTGAGGGTGTGTTACTTAATACAGCTAGAGGCTATGTTCCTAGAGTTCCAAGACTTGATAAAATAGAAAAGAATGCTGAACAATTTAAAATTATTGTAAGTAATTGGGCAATCGGTCATTTTGCAAATATGACACGTCAAGCAGCTGATAAGTATGCAGATAATATTATTCTGAATTACACAAAGAGCAGACCTTTCTACAATTTAGATGAGGGAACAGAACAGATAGATTGGATAACAAATGCATCAGGGGCAAAGGCCAGATCATTTGAAATACCTGATAAATTAATAGAAGATTTCTTAGAAAACGATATTGAAGTTCTTATACGGCATCATACTAAAACAATGGGTGTCGATATAGAGTTAACTAGAAAGTTTGGCGATGTATCTATGAAAAAAATTCTTGATGATATTGGTCAAGAATATGCTGCTAAAATAAGAGAAGCACCTACTATTGCAGAAAAACAAAAGCTAAAAGAAGGACTTGCTAACGATCTTAGAGATGTAAGAGGACTTAGAGATAGGGTCAGGGGTACTTATGGTGCATCAAAAGATCCCCATAATATGGCTAGTAGATTTGTTAGGCAAATGAAATCATTCAATGTTTTAGTTGGAATGGGTGGAGCAGCTGTTTCGTCTATACCTGATATAGCTAGACCAATAATGGTTGAAGGTTTTAAGAATGTATATGAGCATGGCTTTAGACATATGTTTAAATCACATAGATCTACAATAAAGCAAATGCTCGACAGAGAGGCTAAACAAGCTGGTATAGCCGTTGATGCTGCATTAGGGTTAAGAGCAAATGCATTCTCTGATGTAGGCGATTTATTTGGCAGTAGGTACGCAATGGAAAGAGCATTAAACTCTTCTACTGGTGTATTCTTTCTTATTAATGGATTGAACTATTGGAATCAGGCACTTAAAGAATTTTCAAGTAATATAATAACTTTAAGAATGACTGATGCGATAATGAGAGATTATCAAAGAATTAGCAATATAGATCGAAGAAAGCTATTGGCAAATGGTATAGATGGTACTGATGCATTACGTATGCAACAATTAATTAGACAACATGGTCAAAGGGTAGATGGTGAATGGTTGCCAAATACTGCACTATGGCCAGATCAACAAATGGCACAAAAGTTTCGTAATGCACTTAATCAGTCAGTAGAAAGAACTATAATAACCCCAGGGGCTGGTGATCGTGCATTATGGACATCTACTGAATTTGGATCATTAATAACTCAATTTAAAGGTTATGGTCAGGGTGCAACTGTAAGATTACTTACGTCTGGGTTACAAGAAAAAGATGCATCATTTTGGCAAGGTGCATTAGTTTTAGTAGGTTTGGCATCTATGGTGAATGAACTTAAAAAGAAACAATATGGTATAGACAAAGAACAATCATATACAGAGTTATTAGGTGATGCAGTAGATAGAAGTGGTGTATTGGGTTGGTTTACTGATGTTAATAATTCAATAGAAAAATTATCTGACTATAAGTTTGGTCTTAGACCATTAATGGGTAGAAACGAATCTTACCTACCATTTGGTGCTAAAATGGGTGCTTTATTTGGCCCAGCAGCTTCTAATATCACAACTGCCTCAAGTGTTGCAAGTGATGCTTTAACAGGTGATTTTGATGAAAGTACTTTACGAAGTATGAGATTTATAACACCTACAGGAAATTTGCCATACTTAGATCCTATATGGGATAATATTATGGCTGCTGATAGAAAGTAATGTGAATTGATAAATTATCTATAAAAAGTAAAGGTATAAAAATGGCAGAACTTACTGAAAAACAAAAGAATACAATGAAAAAACATAGTGTGCATCATACAAAGAAGCATATGAAGTTTATGAATAATAAAATGAAACAAGGTATGTCATTTACAAAAGCACATAAACTGGCAATGAAAAAGGTTGGTGAATAATGGCTACTATATCGATTGCAGATAATGATGCACGTATACAACATAGTATAGGTGGTGGAGGTAATACAGCTAACTCTACTCAGTTTACTATAGATTTTCCATTTTTTGCACTTGATGATATTAATGTAACGATAACCAATAGTTCAGGTGTTGATACAGTTCTAACAAGAGGTACTGGATCTAATACCTTTGCTGTTACAGGTACAGCTGTTGATGATGGATTCTCTGGTGGCAACATTACATTAGGATCTGTGTATACAAGTAGTACTGTTACTATATCCAGAGATATACCTATTGTAAGAACAAGTGACTTTGCTACTAGTGGGCCATTTAATATATCAAGCCTGAATACTGAGTTAGATAAAGTTTATGCAGTAATGCAGCAACTTGAAACCAAGAATGATCGTGCATTAACTATGGCAGAATCTGATGATGCTAATGAAATTGCACTACCAAATAAGGCTTCTAGAAAAGGTAACGTCCTTGCTTTTAATGCAACAACAGGAGCAGCAGAAGCTGGGCCATCTATTGGATCAGTTACAACAGTTTCATCACAATCAACTAATATTAATACATTAGCTGGGATATCATCGAATATTACAACAGTTGCTGGAATTTCATCTAATGTAAGCACTGTAGCTGGTATATCAGGTAACGTCACAACAGTTGCTGGTATAACATCTAATATAGCATCTGTTGTTTCTAATGCATCAAACATAAACACAGTTGCTGGTTCTATAAGTAATGTTAATACAGTTGCTGGTGCTATATCTAATGTAAACTCTGTAGCCAGTAATGCTTCGAATATAAATACTGTAGCTGGTAAAGCCTCATTAATAACATCATCATTTGCATCTGATATGGCTTTGATAGATTCATCTTTTGTTACAAAAATGGGATTGGTAACAAGTGATTTTGTAACAGATATGGGATTAGTGACGGCAGATTTTATCTCTGATTTAAACGATATTGCTACTACAGCTATAATAGCAGATCTAGACTTATTGGCTACATCTGACTTTATATCTGATCTTAATGCAGTTGAAGGTATAAAAGCCAATGTAACTACAGTAGCTGGGATAAGTAGCAATGTTACTTCGGTAGCTGGTAACTCAAGCAATATTAACTCAGCCGTAAGCAACGCAAGTAATATAAATGCAGCAGTATCTAATGCTAGTAACATAAACTCAGCAGTAAGTAACGCATCTAATATTAACTCAGTAGTAAGCAATGCCAGTAATATAAATACTGTCGCTGGTGCAATAAGTAATGTTAATACTGTTGGTA